TTGAGATTCATCTCGTTAAATGGATCAAAGGATTCCGTTTCAGCGGAATCAATCTTTTGTGATCCAGCGAAGCTAATGGTCATTGCTAGGCTACAAATGACAATAGCCCGCCCTAATCCTGAGCCGTGAAGTGCGCTGCCTCTCAGGCGCGCAAGCGGCTTCAGGATAACACGCTTGTCAAGTTTTGGAACAAAACCGCAGGTCAGCGCGGCGTGTCGTTTTCGTTGTGACATGAATCACACCTTTCTCGGTTGCCATAAATCCATAGACCACAGTCTATGCATCGATGGAGAAGTCGGGGTTCAGTAGCCACTAGCTTTAAGTAAATAAACCAAGTCTGCCAAGGTGAGAAGCGCAACGAATTGCTCGACGGATTTCTCACCCTGACCATTTAAGCGAAGTACGCCGATCCCTAGTCCGGCATCCTTGCTTCGTTCTTGTAGTTGGCGCATAGTTCCAGCCAAGTCAAGTTTAGTTCTAGCTTTGATTTCTATGTCAAGACCTTTAATGCCTGTGATGTCAGATCCCTCTCGACCAGCACCGACGGGCAAAGCATTTTCCCATCCTTGTGCTTGCAGATATTCTGCTACAATTCGCTGCGTCGCATAGCCCCTATGTTTTCTGCTCTGTGACATCAGTTAGTCCTCACATGACATGTGCGACATTCGCACGGCTTTACTGCCCCCGCAGTTATAGGCTCGTTACAATTGTCGCACACATCAATTCGTTTGTCTAAGACCAGCATCTAATCACCCCGCAATCAAATCTTCATCTTCAGGTCGAAATGACCATTTACCGGAGTGATCTAAAACCATCCATATTGATTTACATTGCTGATCTTTTTGGCTCATTGGCAATGGGCACACATAACCTTTGTATGCACCTTTTTTGCCTGTGCCTTCTCTGAGTTTTCGAGTGCCATGCTTGCAATTAGGGATGATTTCTGCCTTCATTTTTGTGGTAATTAGATCAACCGCATCAGTCAAGATTGTGTCAATTTCAACAGGCGGTTCGATGGTTGTATCCCACACAATTTCAGCTGAAGGATTTGTTGTCGTTAGAAATTCCTTTTGCTCTTTAGTTCGTACCCGTATTGGCGCATCACTCGTTTTAGCGTCATTAACCTTTGCCATTTCCAAGCTGCTTGCTCGCTTTCCTTTAGCAGACAATCCGAGATTAGCCAAGCATCTGCCGATCGCGCTCGTCTCGCAATTCTCAAACCAAAAATCGCGATCCACACCACGGTCTTTTCTAGCCCCACGCGCATAACCAATAGCGGAAGGAGAATTATCTGCATAAGTACGGTACGCCGAAGCCTTGAATACCACGATTCCCTTCTCCTCATCATGAGCGATGAGGTCAGTAAGAATCGCTCCGTCTGGGTAAGTTTCATAAAATTTATGTATCCTCGAATCTACATCTTCATAATCATTCAAATTGAACATCTAGTTTTTGCACTCCTTTGGCATAGTCGATTTGTTCTTGTAATGTCCAAGTAGTGCCATCGTGCCATGCTTGAACATATTGCGCGCAAGGGTGGCAGTAATGCCTGACAATTATTTTTCCGTGTCTTTTACTTGTTATCTGCCATATTGCTTGAGTTTGACCACGCCAGTCGTTAGTCGTCCATCGCATTTTGCAATAGTCGCACCAAGTTCCTTTAGGTGATCTAGAAAGCATCCAGATCGTTCCAATCCTTGACTGCGAGTTCTCCGGCGATTGCAAAGTAAGCAACGGCATCCAGCCAATTATCATCATTTGTTTTAGTTTCCATAATCCTTGCGAGCTTGACCAATCCCATGCAGATTGCAATGTCCATCGGATCGATGTCTCGTTCAAAATAACTTCCCCATAACTTAGCGGTTCGTAACATCGTGAGGTCGTAATGACCATGCGTTTTTCCTCGCTCACTAATGATGTCTGCCGCATTAGTCAATATGTCTTTCGCTCGCAACTGTTTTGCCCCTGACATAACCTTTTGCCCAACCTTCCTCATATCCTCTGCGATAAATTTCTGTAAATAAGTAGGCGACAATTAAACCCGTGATAAATAAAATACCGAAGCCATAACCAATTTGTTCTCCGGCTGACAAAGCGTTCCACCATTTACTCAACATCGGCAGAAACTCCATGAACATCGAGAAAATAAGCTGCCAAAACTTCACGGCTTAATCTGCCGCGCTTTTGGCTTATGCCTAATTTTTCGATTGCATACTTGCGGATAAATTCCGCTTTAACATAATGCCCTGCGCCATCTGTATATGCGCCTGACTTTCGGTCGTACCGAATCATTGCCGTAAATCCCCTTTCAAATAGGATTTCAAATCCTATTTTCCAAGGGTCAAATGCTATTTGTCAAGGTACGACACGCTATCCAAAACGCTTTCCCTCGATTAAAAACGAACCATCTTTTTCAATTGGAATGGCAATTGGTTGGACACGCTTACGATCCACATAAACCAATCCAAAACCTTTTTGCCAGTTCATCGTTCCACGCGTGTAATAAGCTTGCTTTTCATCCATTAAATGACCAACCTCAAAGCCTGTCAAAACACGCCCTAAAACGCCCCCAGATGCCTCTGAGAACGACGAAATCCCTTGCCTATGGGTATGACCACATACCACGCTCTTTCCGTGCCTCTTAGCGGCTGTTAGGGCTGTTAAACCGCCATTGTGGTTGATGGCTTGCTCATCACCGTGCACCATAATCCAACCGGGTGCGAACTCATAAGGCTTTGTGTGATAGGTAATGCCTAATTGCTTGAGTTTTAAAAATCCCTCGATGGTCAGCTCTGGCAGACCGAGCAACCCCGGCAACCGTCGCGACAGGGCGTTGTAGAGCCGGGCTGAATGGTTGGATCGACTGAGATGTTGAACTTGCAATTCGGATAAGATTTCGACAGTTCGGTCACGGTCTGCTCCAATAGTTCCTGACCATTCATCTTTTCCTGTACTCCAACGACTAATAGTTTGTAGGTCAATTTCATCTCCGACACAAATGACATCGTCGGGTTTATATTTTTTGATAAAAGCTGTGAGATTCCTTATTGCCCGGTAGTCGCAAAACGGCACTTGCATATCCGACACCACCACAATGCGTTTCATTCATCCTCATCGTCATCATCTTCGTAGGGTGAATGATCCGGATTGACATGCGACCAATCCGGAATTCGTGGAGTATGAAACACGCTGGTTATGTAATCCATCGCTTGATCAGGCGTCATGCCTTGACGGATCAAAGCTGCTCGAGCTTCAGTTACATATATCGCCCATATATCAAGCGGAGTTAAAGGCTTGCGTTTATCTTGACGCGCCTTATCTTCTTTGCGCTTGCGTTTAGCGGCGCGTTCGCTTTTTGTTAATCTTTTGGCGGTCATTAGTTAGCAATTCTAATACCATAGATTCGAGTTTATCGATGCGCGACACGATGTTGGAACTTTCCAACAATGCGGGAACTTCATGGCGAATAATGTAACGAAGCCCGCCGACAATTAAGGCAACGCAAGACAAAATGGCAGCAACGAACGCTGCCCATTCTGCTGGTGTCACTTGCGAACGCCGCCGATGTCGTCTTTAGGATTTAGGTAACGAAGAATGACAGGCGCAATCGCAGCCAGTCCGCTTGCAATTATCGCTTCTCGATCCCAACCCACGGCGATGTAAGTCGCTAGGCAAGCTGCTAGAAATGATCTCGCCCAGCTCGCTAGAAGTTTCTTTGTCTGCTCCATTGATTGATTCTCCAGTCAATAAGGGTATTTTGAACATACTGCTATCTTCATCGCCCCTTGCAGTAAAACTAATGTGCATGTGTTTCTTATGTGGGTTTATTCCTTTGTAGGCTCTCCATTTGTAGTTGCCTCGCCACGATGCAATTCTTGAATTGAAGATAATGTAAGAAATTCGTTTATCAGATCTGGCAAGTAGTCGTAACTGATCAGCCAAGTCGAACATCGTGTTTTCCGATCCCAAGTCCGCTGACACATCGATGGCGCGTACCCAACCCGCAGCATCAGGATTGTGATCAGACTTACGCGCTTGATGGCGTGAATCACCGATCCATCCGTCGTGAATTCGACTTCTATCGGGGAACGCATCGTCGATCTGTTCGCGAAGTTGAATTCCGGCTTTACTTAATTTTGGTGTGATTTTCATTTTCACAATACCATTGACAAATAGATTCGTTTAAAATTGCATCTTCGCAACATTTTGGCGGAATAAAAGCATCTCTTGTATCGTCGAAATAATATCCGATTCCTGCATAATTCTTCCTAATTTTATTATTATATGAAGTTCTTTTACAAACTTGATTTCGAAAATTTCCATACCAAATTTCTGGTTCTAAATTTTCAATTAATTCATTTTCATCAACACCAACAATAACTTCAGTAACGATATTGTTTTCATCTAAAAATGCGTAGTGTGCCATTATGCCCAACTCACAT